GTCACTTGGATCGTAATCGGTGGTTCCTTCACCCCCTAGAGTCCCTGCAGGATAACCAGCCAATGGATTAGGATCACCAAAGAGCATTGAAGGATCTGACCCTCCACTACCTCCTCCTCCTCCTCCGCCACCACCGCCTGCTCTTCCAGCAGCTTCAATCTGAGCCTGCAAACGAGCTTCTAACGCTGGCAATGCTGCACTCATCATTTGCATATAGTTCTGAGTAGCAGCTTGTTGATACTCTATATTTCTAAGAGTTGCTTGTTGCGCCAATGACGCTTCACGTTGAACGCCACCGAGAATAGCATCATAATCTTCTGTTAAGGCAGCAATAGCGTCAGGTTGCATAGGAGCATTTGCGCCACTTAAAATAGTTTCTTGAAAATCTTCACGACGTTCTTGAGCTCCCATGTTTAACTGGTTCATAACGTTCTCAGCTTGAGAACCAAACTGAGCTGACATTTTTAATTGCTGCTCTGCTGAAGCATCGATAGACGCTTCTAATTCATCTGTGTCTGTATCTACTTTGTTAGCCATATTGAGCCATAATATCTTCAGTTACTCTGCGTTGATAAGCAGAGGATTCTTGAGCTAGTTTTTGCATTTCAAGGTCCCTACGTGTATCCATGTATGATTGATCTAAAATATTTCTTTCTTTATTGATTTCGGACCAGTAGTCTCCTTCTTTCTGCCCCCAATCAGTGCCTATATCAGCAGCAGCTTTAAATTTTCCACCGCTAAATGCCATTCCTCTTCCTGCGTATACGTTTTCAGATCTTTCAAGATCTCTTTCAAGACCTATATCAAACATACTTCCAGTACGAGCTGCTGTCTGACTATACGGATTAGCGTTTGGGTCCGTTAACTCTCCTAGTTGTCTGCTCATAGCGCCTTCTAAAAGAAGACCTTGGCTAATCCGAGATTGTTCTGCTGCTCCTACGTCAAAACCATATTGTGCAAGGAAAGCATCATAAGCAGGATCTCCAACAAGATCTTGAACAGGGGCACTTGGTGCTACCCAATCGTAATCGTCATTTGGGGCATCCCAATCCATTCCGTATGCTTCATCAGTGGTAGCTTGAGTTGTTACTGGTTGAGGAGGAACCTTGATACTATCTCCAACGTATAAAACGCCTCTATCATAAGCATCGGCCATGGTTAGCCCATTCATGCGCAATAGCTCTACAGGGTCTATCCCTAAACGTTTTGCTATGGCCCAATAAGAGTCGCCTTGTTGAACAACGTATTCTTCCATATCAGTATATTACTCTTCTTCTTCTGGCTTGTCATCAAGCATTTTCTGTAGTTTGTTTATCTGTAGCTTCTGAATACAGATGGTTAGTTCCTTGTTAAAGCTCTTGTTCATTTCTGCTACTAGTTCTTCCAATGTAATATCCATTATTATCCTTTACTCTGGGTGGGCTTCTTCATCTTGCCTTTGTTTAGCTGTCTTAACATTAGCATTATTGACAACCGTGTTCTTATCCGCAGGAATTGTAGAGACAGTATCGTCTGCTGTCATCCGTGCAACTTCCATATCGTACAAACGATCTACACATTTGCGACATTTTTCTTTAATAGCGTTTTCAACCCAAAACTCAGGGTCAACTGTGTTCCAATAAAACGCTTTTTCTTCAGCGTCAGTGATTGTTACTGTAAATGTTTTAGCCATAATGGTATCTTATCCTATGAAATGCCCTTGGAAATTGTTATAGTGTTGTGTTCTCCATGTGTATACTCCTCTTTTTCCATCGCTACCCATAGGCCCACCCACAACTCCACAATATACTGTGTCGTTTGCATCTAACTTAAAGACTGCTTGCATACTAAAGCCACCGTCTTCACCTTTAACGCCACGGTTTACAGTTGTTCTAGCACCGTCAGAAGCAGTTATAGCTAAATAAATGTTACTGTCAGTATCGTAGGTACTGTAGAAAAAGAAGCTAGCGCCGAAATAATAATAGCCATCTACTGGTGCGGTAAAGTATCCGGTGCTTGTATTGTAATTGTTTCCATTGTCATATAATCCTACATCACCTGTGCCTGAACCTGAATAAGAGTCATCATTAAATACTATAGGTCCAGTAGATGTACTGCGACCAAAGATATAGTTACCTCCACCTGATGTGTTAGCTACACGAAACGCAGGAACTTTACTATTTAAAAGCTCGCCATCTGCTGTGAACTCTGCAATAGCAGTACCATCTGACTTAAACTGAATAGGAGATCCTGTAGAGCCTTTACCGTCAATAGTTATAGGGTAACCAGTATCTAACATCCAACCCTCAGTAGCACGATTATTATAAACCATACCCATAGTCGCATAAGTAGCAGTATCATCATGACTAAAAGTCCAACGAATCTGACCAGTAGTTCCAGTGGTACCTTGCTTAATGTTCAAATAAGTTGATTGACCACTCCCAAAATTATGTATCCCATCAGAGCCAATACGATAACGTTGCGTAGGAGATTCGCTACCATCCGCAGAAGTATAAAAAAGCAACTCAGTTGGCATACTGCCATCAGCAGGAGTCCCATTTACCATTGCTTTTATTTCTGCGCCGTAAGCGTAAGAATTACCGTCATAGCCTGCGAACGTAATCTTTCCCAATACAGCATCATCATCAACAAGCGCTGCAGAATTACGAGAACCATCAGACTTTTTAAAATTTAACTGTCCTGAAGAAGACTCAGTGTCATGGTGCGAAGCCATATTAAGATAAGGAGAGCCAGAATTTTTCCAAACTTTTAGACCTACATTTTCAAGTTCAACTTCGTCTCCTGCTTGGTCAAAATAAAACTTTGCATTTGCCGTTGCGCCATAAAAAGTAACATCATGGCCAGTATCATCAACACCAACAGTCAACGAACCTGTAATAGAAGTATTGCCAGTAACATCCGCAGTACCATCAAACGACACACCATTAATAGTGCGAGCTGTCGCTAATGCTGTAGCAGTAGCAGCGTTCCCAGTAATATTTGTTACACCAGTGATATAACCATACGAAGTGATCTTATCCTGAACAGCAGCGCTGGTCATTAACGTAGTGTCATTATCAGCGAATGATTCACTACCTGTTTGGATAGTGGCCCCAGCAAAATGAGACACAGCTAAATCAGCTACGGATAAAGTAACACCACCGCTACTTCCTCCACCTGATAATCCGGTACCTGCTGTCACTCCAGTAATATCTCCGGTAGCAGTTGTATATCCGTATCCTTCAATCTTGTCTTGTATTGCAGCACTAGTCATTAACGTCGTATCATTATCGGCAAACGACTCACTACCTGTTTGGATGGAAGCACCAGCAAATTCAGATAGTGTAAGGCCAGATACATTAAGAGTGACAGCTCCACTTGCTCCTCCCCCCGAAAGACCAGTACCAGCAGTTACACCTGTGATATCACCAGTAGTAGTGCTATATCCATACGCTTCTATTTTGTCCTGTATCGCAGCACTAGTCATTAGGCTAGTGTCATTATCGGCAAAACTTTCGCTACCTGTTTGAATGGTAGTCAAAGAAACACTGTCAAGTTTAATGCCTTTAGCTTGTATTTCTCCATCGATTTGGCGAAGATTCCCATTCAGAATCATGCCTGTGCCTACGCTTATAGCGGAATATATCGGACTATCAAAGTCAATATCAGTGTTGACTTTATTGATGTATTCGTCCCAAGTTGTCATGTGTTTATATTAGTTAGAGGAGTTTGTGATTGTATTGCATAAACTACTGATACTTCCTTAAAAGCTACTGATTTTATTCCTGTAATACTGATATCTATCTGAGAAGATAGGGGCATTCTTGCTGGACGTAAAACCACACGCCCTCGTTTAGGTTTATAAACAGTTCCACCAGTAGCACTTAATTCACTAGCATCAAGAGAACCTACGGTGATAGTAGCTATCTCATCCCCTTCGTGAACACAATCAGCTTTAAGAGTAAATGCCGGAGTTGTGAACCCAGAGGAGTTCCAAAAATCAAAATCAATAATTACTTTTTCTATAGCAGCACTATTTTTTTCTTCTGGCCTGAAGGTTGATAACCATACGGCACCTTCAAAACGATCATCAGTATCGTTAGTATGATCAGCTACTTCAGTATTTGTAGTATATGTATCGTTACTGTTAGACGGCCTATTTAATGTAACAGGTCGCATGTAGAATCTGTCATCAAAACTCGTTGACGAATTGGCAGTATTATAAATAGGAGCTGCAAAAAAGCCCCAATGATCATTCCCCATAGGGACAGCATCTACAAACGCAGGAGCTAACACGCTGTCATCGCCTGGCCCAAAATACAAATGTTGTGTCCACACTCCGTTAACCAGCTCAAGAGATCTATCTCCCTTGTGCACGTTATTTGGGACTGTGGCACCTACTGTTTTAACCATATAAGGTAAACATATTGCGTTATGCGCATGTGCTGACATCCCTCGTAAAAAGAAGACATCTTGGGAATCGTCACCATCTTGAGGCACTTGGATGTGGGCAAAAGTTTGGTCGTCGATAGAGTCTTTAGTAGCTACTACTATTCCGCTTTGTTTAGTTATAAATATTATTGCGCTTCCTGTAGTTGCAGCAGTTACGCCAAAATCAGGAACAACTTTTGTTCCTATGTAACGTATTTCACCAAAATCAGGATCGTCGGTAAACGTGTACCTGTACCATCTGCTATCAGCCATGGCTATCAATAAATTGTCAAATACCGGCCATACTCCAACGATGGGTAGATCTGCGTCAGCTCCAATATCGATGTAACCTAAAGCTGTCCATTGTTTAATGTCGCCTACTTTAGAATAATGTATTCTATTTCCTGCATGGTTAGATCCATCGTCGTAATCTCCCCATGACCAGAATCTATCTCTCCATGCGAATAATGCCGTTGGGTCCCAATTAGCAGGGTATTCATAATTTGTTTCTGCTGTGCCAGCAGTTATAGCTTGGTACCCATCTGAACCTGCATCATCAAGGTTATATAGATAGCCGTCACCTCCTAATATGACATTTTTATCTCCCAGTTTTGAATAAGGCATAGAAGCAATTACTGCTTCAGTGCTCGCATCCCAAGCCCCACCACCACCACTTGGATAATACCTACTTGGTTTTAAAGGCGTTCTTAAAGTGGCCAAATCAACACTGATACTAGCAGCAACAGCAGCATTAGCACTATGGTCGTACCAACGTTTTGTGCCACTACTAAGTTCAATAGGGATAAATGCAGCGTCTGAATCTGACGATGTGTTTAATGCTTGGCCTCCAGCATCATCTTCCTGAAACCAAATAGCAGCACCAAAGGATTGATAAGCGCCACTCATAAGATAAATATCACTAAACATTGACTTAAGGCAAGGTCTAGGCCCTAACGAACCATTAGCGTACACTTGCATATTAAGACAGTCGTAATTAAACCCTTTTTCAGGGCCATAGTCAGGGCCTAAAGAATGCCAAGGGCCTGCCTTCCAATTTTTATAAGTTACAACCTCTGGCTGTTCTGTAGGCATTATCCATACTCCCAGTCCCTACGTGTACTTACTGTTACTGGTTCATACGTTCTGCTTACATCATCAGCAAAGCCTCTGATCTGCTGCTTATATTGTGTTTCAAGCATTTGATACAATTCACTATCACGTAGTTTCTGCGCTACATACGAAGACGCTTTTGTTACGATAACTGGATCAAACCAGTCAGGACTTGCAACACTTGAACTTGTCGCAGCAAGGACACCCACAGTTTTTAGAAACCGATGCTTCATCGTGTACGCAGCATCTGGTACTGGGTACAGGTAAAATTGCCCTCCATGATCTGTATAATATACTGGCGTACCTTTTAAGTTGCTCCATGCTAATCTCCTTGTCCACTTCCATGTTCGTCGTTGTAATACCGCTGGAGGATCATCCAGCGTAAGGGACAAAGTAGTTTTCCAATCAGCAGCAGGAGTATATGTATTATCTCCATTAGTTATACTGATAGTTTCTATATGCTCTCTCCATGGCCATTCTTTTTGTGATTCACAATCCTGAATAGCTGCATTTATAAAATCTAACAAATTAGCGTCTGATACTCTAGCGTCATCAGTAGCAAGGTTAGTCCTATTTCTAATTGATATTATTAAATTTGCTGCTGTTGTCATTACCAATTCTCCTTTTGAAGTTCAGGATTATTTATTATTTCTTTTAAAATAGCAGCCATCATCATTGCTCTAGTTTTAGGGTCCACCTCCCACATCGTCGGCACACCTGCGAAAGGGTTCGCTTCGGGTGTCGCTTCCGTAGGGGTAGAAGTAGGTGCAGAAGTACTTTGTCGCATTCGTTCTACTTGTTCATCAAGCGAAACATCTGGTGTTAGGGCTTGTGCACCTGTCACAGGAGTTGGCATTTTTGCTTGCTGCTGTGGTTGAACAAGTGGAGCTTGTTTTCGTGGTTTACGATTGTTTCGTCGTGTTTGACGTGTATTAGCGTTATTTCTCTGAAAACGTGCTCGAAGCGTATTGGAATCGTATTCTGCCATATTTCTACCTTAGTATAATCTTCCTTTAAATCCCATCTCCTTAGCGTATGCTAATTCAATCCTGTCTTCAGCTTCTTCTAATCGTTCAGCATCTTTTTTAGCTTTGTCTTCAAAAATTTTATCGTTATGATCATCGATCTCGTTAACAATTTGATCTATAGATTTGCGTGACATATCACGCATCATAAGGTATTGAACCATTTGATAAGGATTCGGAAGAGGATCAAAAGGTGCGGAGCCGACTAAGGTTTCCCTACCGGCTCCGTTCCTTTCATCCCATATTTCGATTCTGTTTAACTCTTTATTCCAACAAACCATTAGGAAAGGATCACCTTCCCATCCCATAGCTGGTGATCCCTTAGTAATAATATCGCATAGGTCACCACCTATGAGTTTGGTTTCTCGTATTCGTCGAGTTAACTCAGCTCGTTTGGTGTTCATAATCCTCCTAAAGCCAGCAGGGAAGAAAGGATAAAAACCCTGCTGGCTCTAGTTTAGAGGTTATTTGCCTGTTACCTGAACCAAGCAACGTAAAGTATTTATGTCAGTAGTGTTGGCTACTTCAGCTTCTTTACCTGTAGTGCCGTCTTCTACGAATACTTTAAGTTTGCTATTGGTGTCATCCCAGACAACACGGTGCAACGCAAGATTAGTTGAGTGAACAATTAATGAATCTATTTGGTGCAACCCAGAAAACTGAGTATTAGCCAAAGCTTCACCGTTTGAAGGGTAACTGTCATCAAACGCAATCTTTGCGTCAACAATTACCCTGTCACCACTAATTCTACGGTCTTCGTTGGATATCGTTAGAGCCATGATTAACTCTCCGATAGGTCAGCGATTTTACCGTGTGTATTTCTCTGATCAGTACAGAGTTGATGGTACTTGAACATGAAGGCTTCCCATTGGTCGTAACCAGAGGTATTCCTTAGCACAGCACCGTCATAATCTGCCCATTCCCAGTCTGACATTTCATGTTGTGTCAGGTGGCTGGTATTAAGCAGGTACGCAATGTTTGCTGGGCAATCACGATCAGCTACCAGTGGTAGTGAAACATCTCCGCAGTCAATGGTCAAAGCCTTAAAACCACCCTTAAGGGTAAGTGAGGCTCCGTCATTGAATCGCTTCATGCTCTTCAACTGAGCTGCATAGTTACGACGTACACCTTTAGTGGTGACACATAGGTTCGGGCTTTTAGCCGACTCTATGTCAATGTCGTCAATGACTTTCTCAAAGAGAGTGTCAGTTGCAGCTCGGTTAGTACCGCTGTTGCTGTTAATTGTTGAATGCCAAGGGGCATGTGTACTTGAGTCTACGTTGTGAAGGGAGGTTCCTGCAGCTCCAACGATCTTTGCTAGACCGATAAGCTCGTAGGTTCCTGCGCCGTCAGCAGCGTCTGCTCCAGAACCGTCAGCATCTTTCTTGTTACCTTGCCTAAATAAGAAGTGCGAGGCTCCAATTCCTGATGTTGGGTTCGATGTGAAGGTTACTGTACCTGCTGATTTATCGATAGATGAAATCTCAAGTCCAGCGCCTTTAGCGTCAGCGTCAGATACTGTACCAACGTCAATCAACATACCAACATGAAGTTGATTCAGTTGTTGTGTTGTTGGGGTGGTAAGTGTAATTGTCGCTGTAGATACAGATGCACATTGTGCGATTGCTGCGTTTCCATCGTTAAAGATTTGACGGTTGATGTCACGACGGAGGTCGTTAACACCTTGTGTCATTTCAGATGAAAGCGCACGCACGAATGAACCTGCGTCACTTGCTGTTGCCTTCATTGCTTGACCAGATACTTTGATTCGCAGATAGTTATATGCGAGAGATACTCGCTCTTCTGCGTATCCCTGGCTTCCTGCTGTTGGAAGTTGCCCACCTTCTGCCCTAGCACCAACACCGCTGTTACGGCTGACATGCAAGGATAGTACGGCTCGGCGACCTTCAACGTGACGAGAAGTCCGTTCGATCTGAGCAAGCATCATGTTTTCATTGTTTAGCTGTTCACGAGCCGGAGGAAGATAGTATTCCTTTAGAGCTGCGTCCAGCGTTGTAGTTGACGTTGATGCCATTTCTACTCCTGTGGATAGTGATTAATATGTCATTTCGTGTAAGTCAAAGCCTGCTTTGACGCAACTCGGTAGCCTGCTACCTAAATGTAATATACGTCATCTAAATGTAATATGTCAATCATTGTCCCAATTTATTAGGGCTCCGATCATATGCACGACAAAACTAGCGATAGAAATCCAGATGCCGTACTCACGTGTTTCACCGCTTAAAGTGATGAGGACGAGTCCTGTTCCACCGATAGTCCAGCCGAGCATGGTTGTTTCTTGAATAAATTTTTTCAAGAATTTCATGTTCTTCTCCTTGCTGTGGTGATGGATGGTCCACCAGTAGATACTACTGATGGTCTTGCTGCAGCTACTGCGCTTATAGTTGTCGCTGCTACAACAACACGCCTTTCTTCTACCGTGATCGTGCTATCTTCTGCCACGTAATCGTCAAAACCACCTTCAAAGATATTTACTGATTCTTCAAATTCATCTTTGACTTCATCAGGTGCTTCGTTGAATATTTCTGGAGCACGTTCAAACAGTTCTTCTAATTGTTCTTCTTCGGCTTCTTCAAAAAATTCTGGATTGTCTTCTATGACATCCTCAAAAAATTCTTCAATTTCCTCTGGGTCCGACAATACTTCGTCCAAAAGTTCTGCCTCTTCCGTGAAGAGGTCATCCACTTCAAGGTTTTCGTATTCGGGTTCTTCCACCAATATTTCATCATCTTCTATTATCTCATATTCTTCTTCCTCCTCAAAAGGTCGTTCGTCATAGTCTTCAGGTAGAAATTCAATCTCTTCTTCCTCAAGTATTTCAATTTCTTCTTCTTCAAAATCCCATTCATAATCTTCGTACTCCTCAAGTTCTAAATCGTCCCAGATGATATCCTCTTCATATGGGTATTCTTCTAATTCCTCTATGTCTATTATCGGCATCTCAAATATTGGTAATGATGGCGTTGGGGGTGGAGGTGGGATGGGTTCAGGTTCTGGTTGTGGGGTGGGGGGTTCCGGTATTGGTGTGGGTTCTGGCGTTGGTTCAGGAGTTGGTTCAGGTTCAGGTTCAGGAGTTGGATCGGGTTGAGGAGTAGATGTTGGTTCTGGTTCAGGTGTTGGTGTTGGTGTCGGCTCTGGTGTTGGGGTTGGTGGTTGCGGTGTCGGAGTTGGAGGAATAGGCGTTGGTTCGGGCGTTGGCGTTGGTTCTGTAGTCGGTGTCGGATCGGG